AGTTTTGCCAAAAACGAACGTCCATCCACACAAAAAAAGGCATACAAACATGCCTCGCGTTAAAAAGGCAGCCAATCGCGATGTCTATGGGCCCTATTTTGCCGCCCAGCGCGCCACGAACCGTCGCACAGGCACAATCGCTCCTAATTTCAAACATTGGTATCAAACTAAATGGTGGAAAGTCGTTACAAAGAAATGGAAGGAATTAAACCCACTTTGTGTTATGTGTAAGCGTCAAGGTAAACAAACCCCTGTCGATGTCGTTGATCATAAAATCCCTCACAAAGGCAATCCCATTCTTTTCTTCAATTGGAGCAATCTCCAATCCCTGTGCTACTTCCATCACAATTCGATTAAGCAGCAACAGGAACGTCTACAACCTTCCAATAATGACGGGTGGTAAAATGCCTAAGACCAAAGTCACCGTCCCCCCGGGGGACGCTGGGTTCTGGAGTGATCCTCCAGAGATGACAGAGGATGCGCTCAAGGTTTGGAACATCCTAGCAAAGAGGTTGCCCGATCCTCCATTCGATCCCTCCGACATATTCAATGTTGTCGCCTACTGTGATGCTCAGGCATGGCTAAACCAACGCCCCTTAACCAGTATCCCAGATACTCAGGATCAGGCCTACAGTAGCGGCAAGGTCCGCGTATCAGTGAACCCAGAATTGATTGCTTGGCTCAAAGTAGCCAGACACGTCGCCTTCATGCAGCGAATGCTGTTCAAAAAACGGAACAATGCGCCTCCTCCCCCAGAGGAAGATGATGAAGACGCAGATGATATTCTAACAGCTGCCGATTTCCCCGGTTCTATTCGGGAAAGCGCGCGTGAGGCTGAGTTGCTTCTCCAAGGGAAAGACATTTCAAAGACCATGCCATTTGCGTTGCGTATTGGCGGTAAAGCGCCTGGGAGATAACCAATGCCTAGTCCGAAGCATTCAGATAAGGTGATGGTCAAGAAGGACGCATCACAGAACAAGAAGTCAATGAGGATTAGGCAACGCCACATTCCCCCCGGGAAGGAATTGGTAGTTGCCGCGCCAACAGTGATTACTTGGCCTGATGAATATGAGAAGGCCGAATTGATGAAGGCATTCATCGAGGAGACTTGCTTTGTTCCGGAAGGTATGCTCATTGGCCAGCCTTTTCATCTGCTTCCCTTTGAACTTGAGTTCATCAAAAATGTCTATCGTACTCGCAATGGTCGTCGTATTGTTAGGCGTGCGATTATGTCTGTTGGACGTAAGAACGGAAAGACTGGACTCATAGCATCTCTCCTGCTTGGTCACTTGGTTGGCCCGGCAGCTGTGGTAAATAGCCAAATATACTCCACGGCGCAATCTCGCCGTCAGGCAGCAATTGTCTTCAAATTGCTGGTCAAGATAACAAATCAAAATGCGATCCTAACCTCCAATGTATACATCAAGGATAATCAATCGCAGGTAATTGGCCTCGGACCAAATACATCATATGAATCACTCTCGTCAAACTCATCGGCCGCGATGGGCTTCTCGCCAATCCTCGCGATCCATGACGAGCTAGGCCAAGCGGGCGCAATCTGCCCCATTTATGACGCTGTTGAGACTGGCATGGGCGCTCACGATGAAGCCTTAAGCCTTATCATCAGTACGCAAGCCCCAAATGACGTTGCCCTTCTTAGCACGTTGATCGATGATGCATTGGAGTCACCAGATGAGCGGACGTATCTATGTCTTCACACGGCTCCGGAGGAATGCGATATTCACGACATGGATGGGTGGGTCGCAGCCAATCCCGCGATGGGCATTTATCGGAGTGAGGCTGATATTCTTGAGCAGGCTGATCGCGCTAGACGCATCCCGTCTCTGGAGCCGACTTTTCGGAACCTCATCCTCAACCAAAGGGTAGATACCCAGAAGGTGTTTCTGCCAAGGAACCTTTGGGCCCTTGGTAATGAGCCGCCAGATTATGAAGCATGTAAGGGGCTGAAGGCATATCTTGGCCTCGATCTGTCCAGCCGCATTGACCTCACTGCGCTCGTAGCCGATGTCCCTCTCCCCAACGGCAAGCATGCGATCTTCCCCCGATGCTTCTTGCCTGAGGCGGGGATTCAGGACCGTGAATTGAAGGACAAGGTGCCTTATTCGGCTTGGGCGAAGGAAGGACATTTGATCCTTACTCCAGGATCAGTGGTTGATTATGACTTTGTCCTCGATCATATCAAGGAATTCATGAAGCATTTTGACGTTGAGAAGGTGGCTTTCGATAGGTGGCGTATTGAGTTCTTGAAGATGATTGCTGAAAAGGACGGGTTGAAGCTGCCTTTGGTTCCGTTTGGCCAAGGTTTTAAGGACATGAGTCCAGCAATGGAATCAATTGAAACGTTGGTTACAGCGGGTCAAATTCTCCATGGCGGACATCCCGTTCTCAAATGGGCGATGTCCAACGCAAAGGTAAGAAAAGATCCATCTGGTAATCGTAAGCTGGACAAGGACAAATCGGCCACTAGGATCGATCCGGCGGTTGCGCTTGTTATGGCCTGTGGCTGTATATTCAAGGAAGTCGGCGATCCTCCCCCGGGGACGCCCTTCATTATGACCGTTGGAGGGGGTCCTGAAATCGTAACTGAGCCGTAACTTTTCGTTTTGAGTCGACAGCCGTTGGGGTTATTATTCGCAATCTGTATAAAGCTATTCGCATAGGGGGATTATGATGTTGCGTCAAAAGCCATCATTAGGCTCCGATACCTACCGGGATGCTGTTATTGATAACGCCACGGTAGCGGGCCGAAAAGCTACCTTCATCGCCAGCAGTGAGGATGTTGATCGCTACGGTGATATTATCCGCGTTGAAGGATGGGACCTTCAACATTTCAAGACCAATCCAATCCTTTTGTTCGGGCACAAGAGCCGCGATCTTCCTGTTGGTCGAGTGACCGATATTGGTGTCAAGGGCAAGCAGCTTATTGCCGATGTCGAGTTTGTTCCCAAGGAAATGAATGATTTCGCAGAAAGCGTTTATCAGATGGTCAAGGCTGGCTTTCTGAACGCTGTGTCGGTCGGCTTTCGCCCGACCAAAATGCCAAACGACATCAAGGACCCTGAGACCAATAAGTGGACCGGGGGATTTGAGTTTATCGCGCAGGAGTTGCTGGAATTGTCAGTTGTTCCTGTACCTGCGCTTCCTGGTGCGCTTGCTATCGCTCGCTCGCTTGGCGTCGACAGAAGCCACGTTGAGCGGGCTATGCTTGAACCAGGCGTGATGGGCGCGTCGGCCTTTCATGCTGCGAACAAGCGCAGGCTCGCTATCATCGGGGCCAGTGCCCCCATTTGATACGAGGTTGTCATGAATCTCAACGAGCGAATCAAGGCTCTGCGCTCAAAGCGGGCCTCACTGCTCAAGAAGAGCAGCGACATCTCTGACAAGGCGACCACTGAGGATCGTCTTTTCACTGATGACGAGCACAAGGAGTTCACTGCTGCCTTGGAAGAGGTCAAGCAGATCGACCGCGATCTGGAAGGACTGCTCGCTCAGGAGCGGTTGCTGGCTAGCGCCGCTGTTGTTCTTCAGCAGCCCGGCAATGACCCGAATGCCGCAGAGCGGATTGCTCCGAACCCTGGTGGTCCTGACGGGACCGGGAGGGTGGAGTTTCGCCGCTTCAAAGCCTTCCCCGGTCAAGGCTTCACTCGTATGGTTATGGCCATCGCGCACTCCAAAGGACAAATGAACGTTGCGGCGAATATCGCCCGGCGATGGGAACGGGAACAGCCTGAGATTCACGCCATTCTCGAAGCTCAGGCAAAGACTGGTTCCAAGCTGACAGATGTCCTCGGTCTGCAGCGTGCGGTGGTTGCCGCCGGTACCACGACCGATCCAACTTGGGCTCAACCCCTCGTTTGGGCGGACAATCTGGTGAGTGAGTTCATCGAGTTTCTGCGTCCACAAACTATCATGGGTCGCCTGAATCTCCGGCCGGTTCCTTTCAACGTCCGGATGCCCAGGCAAACCACGGGTGCGTTGGCTCAGTGGGTCGGTGAAGGTCAGTCCAAGCCGGTCGGCAAGCTCGACTTTGACGCGATCACCATTCCTTGGGCCAAGATGGCGTTGATTATCGTCATCACTCAGGAACTGGCTCGCTTCAGCAACCCTGCGGCAGAAATGCTTGTGCGTGACGAGCTCATCGCTGCGATGGCAGAGTTCAAGGATTTGCAGTTCATCGATCCTGCTATCGCTCCGATCGCCGGCATTCGTCCAGGCTCCATCACTCATGGTCTGCCGCCTGAAGTCGTTATCCCCTCGTCAGGCACGACCTTTGCTGCGATCAACGCAGATGTCCAAAATCTGCTGATCAACATGGCTGCCAACAATATGCCGATGACTCGTCCGGTCTGGATTATGAGCCCTGCGGCTCGTATCGTCCTGGCTGGTACTCGGACTGCCTTTGATGTCCCGGCCTATCCAACCCTGGGATCGCCCACGGCGGGAACGGCGGGAACATTCTTTGGCTATCCGGTCATTGAGAGCAACAATATGGCGACGGTCGCCGGTACGCCACCGACGTCATCGATCATCCTGGTTGACCAGGCTGAGATTTTCTATGCCAGCGACAATGGCGTGGATATCGAGACTAGCACGGAAGCCAGCATCCAGCTTGACTCTGCGCCCGCAACTCCACCAACTCCGCTCGTCAGCTTCTGGCAGCAGAATTTGGTCGGTGTGAAGGCTGAGGAGTTCAATTACTGGCTCCGTCGCCGCGATTATGCCGTTGGTATGATCACTGGCTTCCCGATTGTCAGCCCGACGGGTCAGGCAGCTGCTGTGGCAGCCGCAACCGCCCGTGAATCTGCTGCGTAGGCAGCTGATGGCGAGTGGAGGAGTTTAGGTACTAGGGCGGTCCCTTGCTCCTCCACTTTCTCTTTTATCACGGAGTAAGTCATGGCAAGGAAACGACACGGGCCATCCGATATTGAGCCCGCATATGTCCAGCCAGATCAGCGCGATCTTCTAGTTGCTGAGATGAATATGCCCATTGCGGGGCGTCATGTTCAGATCGGGCAATTCTTCTACATGGATCGGGCAAAGTCGCCTGATTTTATCAGGGCAGGGTACGCAACTTCTGCGACGGAAGCCCAAAAGGAATGGCTGAAGAATCAGCCTTCCAGTGATCGCTACAATCGACGGGATATGAACGCAAAGGACGCCTAATTATGGCTCTCCTCCCCGCATTCATTGCCAGCCTTTTACCTCGATCTGTGGCACGTCAAATCGTTGGCGATTATCACAAGGCAAATGGATCGACTGCTCGCGTCAATTGGCCCAATTATCCCCGGGGACAACCGGGGACTGGAGACATGGGTCCGCCGGGCGAGTGGCAGATGCGCAACCGAGGAATTGGTCCTGATACATTCACTTCATTCTCTGCCGTTTATTCTTGCGTTCAAATTATTTCTGGCGATATGTCGAAATTGCCGATTCAATTTTTTGATGTTGAGGATGATGGGACACTTGAACTTAATACCAAGTATCCTATGAATCGTCTTATGCTGAAGCCGAACCCGTATCAAAATCGGGTTCAATTCATTCAAATGTGGCTGGTCTCCTCTCTCCTTGCCGGGAACACTTATGTGTATCTGCGTAGGGACGGGAGGAATATGATCAGTCGAATGGATATTTTGGACCCTAGGCGCGTTGTTCTATATTGTGCGCCGGACGGCAGCATTTTCTATCGCATTGGTGCTCATCCTTTGGCCGGCATTTTGGAGGCAATTACCGTTCCAGCCCGTGACATTTATCACCATCGTTTGATCATTTCTCCGTCTTACCCAATGATGGGTGTGACGCCTATCTATGCTGCTGCTGCGTCTACTCAGACAGGGCAAACGATCCTTTCTAATTCTCAAGCCTTCTTTGGCAACAGCGCGCGCCCCGGGGGAGCGTTGACCGCTCCTGGTGCGATCAGTGATGAGTTGGCTACTCGACTGGAGAGAGATTGGAATAATAGCTATGGTGATTCTCGCTCTGGCAAAACGGCAGTGCTGGGTGAGGGATTAACATTTGTCCCAATTTCGATGTCCTATGTCGATGCTCAAGTTATTGAGCAGCTGCGCTTCTCAATTGAGGATGTTGCCAGGGCCTTTCGTGTTCCAACGTTCATGCTTGGTGATTTAACTAAGACAACGTTCCGGAATACGGAGATGTTGTCACGCAATTATTTGAACGGTTGCCTATCCGTTCAT